TCCAGCAACAAGTCTGTCAAAGCCGAACTTTGTCAAGTAGTCGTAGTATTGTTCCCACTCTAGAGACTGCACTGTACAGCCTGGTGAGGCTTCAAAGATGAACGGATTCTCCTGAATGACCTTCACCAAAGGCAACAAAAATTTGCGCATGACAAAGGAGAAGTCTGCGGGTGCTCCTGTGAACACCCTAACTTTCCCTTGAGAAACCTTTTTGCGCGCTCGTGGCTCGTCCTTGAGCTTGCCAGAGAAGACTGGCGCTGCTCTACGACCGTGTTCGTAGCAGTCCAAGATGTAGTCAATACGATCCTTGACTTCCGGGATGAACTCTTTCTCATTCTCTGGTCCTTGGAGAAAACCTTTCTTGGTCTTATTGTATGGTTCTCCCATGGACGACTTAAAGTTCATCTTGTCTATGTACTTCACTCCATCTATACCATTCACTGTGGCAAGGTCTGAGAGTGGTTCCATCAAGGCAAAGTCTTCCGGTTTGAGCAAATCACAGATGTCATCAACGTAGGCTCTGGCCACCTCTTTCATCTCTGAATCGCTGAAGGCGCCATGTCTCTGTTGCGTAATGTCTGTGAGAGCGTGATTCCACGGTCGCCAATCCTTCAGATCGGGGGCGACAGCGTCAACGTCCCAACCACGCTCTTGGAGAATCTTATCACCTAACAAGGTCTTCTGGACCTTGGATCGCGATGTCACACTATAGTCTGTAAACGAGCCGTAGCATCGAACCGAACCTTCCTTCATCCACCGTAGTGGAGAGTACATTCGCAGACCCGTCAATTGCTTTTTCTTCGATGGAGCGCTGATCACGGGAAATGCGCACTGAATCACCGGGGTGTCAAAATGTGCCACTGCATCTTCAATCATACCAAGGGTGATCCTTGTGCTCCAGGTTTCACTGTTCCTATTGCCTAGGGTGTGAATACCGAGAATCGCGGTGACAGGTTCATGGACCACCAGAGGCGAACCACAATCACCAACAACTGTCTCTGTGGTTGAGTAACCATGCCACGCTTGGATTCTACCGATAGTGTCATTGTGAACGCTTCCAAGTTGTACACACTTCACCCTATTGTTGAAGGGGGTGAGAGTTTTGGAGTAGCCAACCAGTGTGCCAGTATAGGTTCCCCGCAGGGATTCCTTACTAAACAAGTCTCTAAGATCGGCCTTGACCTCCCAGCAGTGCACTTCAAAGAACACAACATCATTTCCAATGCTGAAGGTGTCCTTGGGTCGCAGCGTGAAGCTCACGTTTGGAGAGACTCCCACGATGGGGTTTTCTACCAAGAGAGTTACGGTCACTTCAGTGTCCTTAAACAAAGTGTGTTCGTTTGTGACCCACAGGTGGCCACCGACACACATTGCATTTCCTTCACGGGTTCGTTCACCATTAGAAACCCGAATCCTGCACACGTTACGAAGAATCTTGGCATTCACTTGGTCGTAAGGTAGCGCTTTGTAGGCCACATTCAAGTTCGTGACGTCGAAGCTAGAAATCTGGAACTCATCGCGCTTCCAAACATTTTCTTTCTCCGTCTTGGGGAACATAGCATCATCAACTGAAGCTCGAAGACCTTGCGTGACAGGTTCCTTTTTCTTCCTGGAACTGATGGCACTGTACAAACCGTAGGCTGTGACCAAAGAAGTTGCGGCCGCAACCCCACCAAGGATCATCTTCCACTTTCTCGGTACATACCATGCGCGAGCACTACTTCCGCAGAACTCGAACAGCGACTTTGTAGAGGCACCGTGCCAGCGAAGGCCCAAGGCCACAAGTTTGCGCACAACTCTCCACTCCATCGCGTTGTTGGCGATGTTACGTACTGTGCGCGATTGAGTGTACCAACCAAGAAACTTGCAAAAGCTCCATGTGGCTGTGCGCGCCAAGTAGCTACTTGTGCGAGGAGTCTGCATTCTAATCACTTCACTGAGGACATCGGCCATGTCCACATCAGTTGACTGCAAAATTGTGTTGGGGCTCGAGACATGATCCTTGGACACGAACTTGACAGGACACGCCACACGTTTGACTTCTTTGTCCCACTCGTAAGTGGTGGTCAACATCATGTAGTCCAAAGGATCCTCGGTCGTCATGGGCTCGAACTCATAGACATAAGTCATCGTACCATCCTTCTCATGATCATGAACTTAGTCCCAGGTTCTACACCAACTGGCAACTCACGGGCTTGCAGTTCGGTTTCTCCACTGCTTGTGCGTGCAATCTCTTCTACACACTCCTCAATGTCACCACACACACAGTGTTTGGGCTTGACGCGATCACATTTCTGGCACACGTCAAAGTTAGCCATAGCTCGGTTACCAGCTCCTGCTTGGGCTTGCACAAGGCTGTACTTCAGTGCAGTGTCCTTCAACCAATCAAGGAACGGTTGAATAGAGGTAAACTTCATGACTTGGTCGAAACCAGCCATGCTGTCACCTACAGCCACAACACGCTCAACAGTGATGATCCAAAAGTCAGGCCACTCATCAGTGATGGGAGGCAATTTGTTGGAATCAATCATCTCCATATCATTGTCACAAGCATACTGAGGCTTCGGCTGCACCGTCACCACAAAGGGCAAACGGCGCTGGACTGCAATGGGACAAGCGAAATGAGCGTGAGCATTCAAGTGCTTAGTGTTGGTGGTTGCAACCACTACACGCGCACGAACCGGATTCTTGCCTTTATCTTCCAATCGTGCTTGGTTGGGAACCATCACCACTTCATTGATCAATTGAATGACCTCAGTGAGTGACATGTCCTGCTGGGGTGATTGCGGGTTCAGATAGGCAATATCATCCAATTGGACGAACCACTTGGATGAATTCCACCCTGACCAGAAAGGATCTGCAGGGTTGCGCGAGTACTTAAACGCCTCTCCATTGGGCAGGTTGTACACACG